GCAGAGGGATTTTCATTAAACATTACGCACGGTGAGTTTGGTGATATCTTGATGAATGCTGATATGTTGTCAAGAATTAAAGAAGCCTGGGATAGTGGTTCTGGTCGTGGGAAGATGATTGCTGGCGGTGGATATTTTGCAGTTGAAGATATACCAGTGAATGTTTTGCTGTATGGGACGCCTTATTCAATAAAATCTTCACCACAAAAAATAGATAAAATAAAGTCGGAACTCATCAATGGGTTTGGAAGAAGAAGTTTTTTGTTTTTTGGTAAGAATAAAAAGATAGAGCCAAATCCTTATAAAGATTGTATGACTAAAGAAGAAAAAGAACAATTAACTTCTTTGGCTCTAAAGTATCTAAAATTAACTGAGACCGACGATATTAGAATTGTCAAATATTCTAAAGAAGCCACAGATAAGCTCAATGAGTATGTTCAATATCTTAAAAATGAGTACAATCAAGATGAACACAATGAGTTAAAAAAATCTATAGCAACTTCTTTCTTAAAGATAGAACGATTAGCGGTTATCATTGCATTATCTGACTTTAGCACAACCGTAGAACCCCATCATATGCAGGTAGCGATTGATTTCAATGAAAGAACCAAACAACACTTGTTTGAAATTTCAAAAGGCTATCAACCTCACGCATTAATATTTGAAAACTTAGTATCAAAATCGATGAGTAGAGTAATGCTACTAGAAGAAATTAGTCAGTTGAATTCAAGGAACTTTAATGAGTATTTGGAGTTAGCCAAAGAGTATGCACTGCATCAAATGTATACAATTAAGGAAGGCAAACAACACATTAAGATGTATTCTGCAGAACAAATTCAAGATACCAACCTGGATAAAATGATTGTTTCAGTAGCTATGGACAACAAGAGAGAGCATTCTATTGATATGAAGCCTCTTAAAATTCCTTTCTTTGGCTCAGATATTAAATCTATTGAAAGCCTTGTTCGCTCAAAAGTATCGTGTTTTTCTTTGGCTCACTTTTCGCCAAGCGATACTGCTACCCACGGTCACAGAAGAGCGGACAATTTCATTGAAGGACAAAACATTATAGCTGTTGATGTAGACAATGGATTGCCACTGGAAACAGCATTGGTTCTACTAAAAGACTATGTGCATATCATTTACACTACAAAGAGCCACCAGAAAGAAGGAAAGGGTGATAGATTTAGAATTATCCTTCCAACGAATAAAGAGTTCTTTGTCTCTCCGGAGGTGCATAAAGATTTAATTGCTAATGTCTGTAAGGTTTTAGGTGTAACAAGTTATGATGCAAGCACAAGGAATGTATCTAGACTTTGGTTTACAAATCCTGAAGCAGAAATCTTTATTAATAAAGATGGCAACTTGTTTGATGTTATGCAATGTATTCCAAACACGGAGCGTAGTACCAAGATGCTTGATACTATTGATAAAGTTGACGCATTAAGCATAGAGCCAAGAATTGAAGGCATATATCTGTGGTTCTTGAATTCTGCTGATGTGGGGAACAGAAACGCTAGCTTATATCGTGTAGCAATGATGTTCAAGGAATTAGGAGTAGATAATGCTATAGAGCATATGCACAAAATGAATGCAATGCTAGTGCAACCGTTAAAAGACGCTGAATTAAATACTATTATAAAAAGTGCCAAATTGTAATTTTTATAAGCTTATTTTAAGTTAAATAATGTTATACTTCTCTTATCTCAATAAGGAGAAGAGAGAATGAAGCAAAAGCAAGAACAACAAAAAATTCAGTTAAAGGAGGCACTAGAATGTGTGACATTTGAAAATGCTCATTTGGCAGCAGAATTGCTGATAAAAGATAGAGGTGTAAATATAGCAGAAGCTTTATTACTAGAGCTTGAAGCTCAGCTATACACAAATGTGTATATGCCAAGTATGGAAAAGGAGAAACTTCAATGGCAAAACAAATTATCGTGATGGGTAAAAGCGGAATGGGCAAAACCACTTCGCTAAGAAACCTAAACAAAGATGAAACCCTTTTGGTGCAAGTCCTAGACAAGCCATTGCCATTTAAAAACGATTGGGTGGAATGGGATACCGATACAAAAAAAGGTCAAATTTTAACTGTGGATAATATATCAAATATTGAAACGATTATCTCTAGAGCCAAAGACTATGGAAAAAATGTTATTGTAGTCGATGATATGCAGTATCTGATGACAAATGCTTTTATGAGTAGGATTAAAGAAAAAGGCTATGAAAAGTTTTCTGAAATGGGATATTCAATTTGGCATTTGCTAAAATCTGTAGCATCTGTTAAAAATGATGTTAGAGTTTATTATCTCTGGCATACAGATGTTGATAATGAAGGATATGTAAAGCCTAAAACAATTGGAAAGCTCCTCGATGAAAAAGTAACCATCGAAGGTCTTGTTACAATTGTTTTGAGTGCAGAATATATTGATGGTCGTTTTGTATTTAGAACAAAAACTTTAGGGAATGACGCCACAAAGGCACCTATGGAGATGTTCAGCGAGGCGTTGATTGACAACGACTTGGCTGTAGTTGATAAAGTATTCTGCGAATACTATAACATAAAAAAATAAAAAGGAATAAAAAATGAATAATGAATGGTTTGATTTTGAAATAAGTGAAGAAGCTATAGTTGAGTATGACGGCTCTAAGAAAATTGATGCTGGCGAGCACAAAGTCACACTGCAAGAAGTGTATCTATTGCCAAGTAACTCAAGTGATGCAAAAGCTTTTGTTGTTAGCTTTAAATATGCGAATGGCAAAATAGGAACAGAAAAGTTCTGGTATATAAATTCTAAAACAGGCACACAAAGAACACCTGAAGGTAAACCGACATTTGGTTCACTGCAAATAAGAGAGTTTTTAGGGGCGTTAGGCATTGAAGCAAGCTCATTGAAACCTACTGCTGGCAGTATCGTTTTAAGTCAAGACAAAACTATAGATACTCAAGTTTTTAGAGAACTATATGGAAAAGAAATTACAGTAGTAGTCCAACTGCAAGAAGAGCCAAAATGGAATGACCCATCGATTATTTATACTCTTCCAGGCGTAATTGGCTGGTACAATCCTGCAACAAGACAAAACTATAAAGAAAGAGCTAATGGGCTAGAAGCAAAAGATATTGCATCTAAATTAAAAAGAGCAGAGAATATCAAAAAAGCTCCACAGAACCAAAGCCCGGCTCAATCAGTTGACAGCGAAGCAGAATTGGCGTTCTAATGAATTGGACATACCAAGACGATGAGGTGCAGGATATTCCTGCTGGCTTTATTGGATTTATATATTGCATTACATATGAAGATGGCAAGCAATACATAGGCAAAAAGCTTGCCAAGACCAACAAGAAGCTAAGACCCCTGAAGGGTATGAGGAAAAATGCCGTTAGGAGAGAAGAGAAAAATACGAACTGGAAATCCTATACAGGCTCTAGTAAAATTTTTAATCCTAGCCCAATAGTAAAAAAGGAAATCTTGATGTGGTGCAAAAACAAGACGGAATTGTCTTATTGGGAAGCTCATAATCTTTTTCTTTGTGGAGCTTTGTTTTCAGATGATTTTTTGAACCAAAACATTCTTGGTAAATTTTATGCAAAGGATTTAATTAATGAAATATAAGCATTTAGTAAAATCTTTTACTTATTATGAGCTTGAAGATTTGTGCCAGATAAAACATTGGCAAATGACAAGCTCAAGGGAGTTGGCAGACTTGTACGACCAAGAGCCAGATTTATTTGCTTATGATGAATATATTGTTTCTGATGAGTCCAGCCAAGATAATGCGTGCATACTATACAACCCCAGAGATGACAAAAAGTCAGAAATAAGTAAACTATTCAAATATAATGCAATAGTAAAAAAAAAAGGATAAAAAATGATTAATGTGTTAGATGATAAATGTACGCCTGAAAGAGCAACAAAGTATTCGGCTTGTGTTGATTTAAGGGCAAGTGTATGTGCCAATGTTGACTATGGCGATACAGTTGTAATTCCACTTGGAGTTTCATTGGGAGCCATCAGCGAAGAATTGAAGGCTAATCATTACTTTAAGCTAGAGCCAAGAAGCTCATTAAGAGCCAGAGGCATCCTTGCAGGAAGTGGAATTATTGATTGTGATTACAAGGATGAAATAAAAATTATTTTGCACAATCTTTCAGGTGGTGGATATTATATCGATAAAGGCGATAAGATAGCTCAACTAATGCTTTGTGAGCATAAAACTAATTTAATGGGAATAGAAAGTGAAACAGAACGAACAGGCGGACTTGGCTCAAGCGGAAACTAAAGACTCATTGCATATCTTGATTAATGAAGCAAAAGCAAAAATCGAACAATTAAAAATAAATATCGGTGTTCTTATTGCTAAAATAGAAAGAGGCAGAGCGGTGCAAATTGAAGACTTAGATAGATTGAGAAGTGATTTATGAATAGTAATACGATGAATAGAACTATCGCATTATTAGCTATCACTGGCTCTATTCTCAGTGCTTACAAAGGCAAAGAAAGAACCAAAAGTTTAGAAATTCTTTATGGCAGAATAAACAAAGCTATAAGAGCACACCTAAGAGGAAACATTGAACTAGCTAATATTATTCAAGCTACTGACGATGTATTCAAAGAAGCTTCAGAAAAATTTGAAAATGTAACAATTGAAGGTGCTTTCTTTGTTTCTGTGTTTCAATCTATAGATAGCCATAATTTTAAAAAATGCGGAGTTACGGACAAGCTGGTTGATGTGATGATGGCTCATTATTATCACCATAATCCCAAAATAAAAGAGAACGGATATGAACTAGACCAGAACACAAGAGAAGTGTGCATTTGGATGTACAATAAGATTAGCGATATTTGCGAGTTACCGCACTATCAGCCAAAAAAGAGATTTGCTCGCCCATAAGGCAGGACGAAGAGCCATCTCTTAATACCACGATGGTATCTGAGCATTGGGATTTTACCCAGATTTGCATTAAATGCGAGTCTGCCTTTCCCTGAATGCTATTATTTTAAAAGGAGAACAAAATGAAACACCCACTATTAAACGAAGACAGCAAGCATTACGACGGAGACAAGCCAGCCATACAAGAACTTGAAGAGAATTTAACGCTCTCAGAAGCAATCGGCTTTGCAAAAGGCAACGCTTTTAAATATGATTAC